CGGGCCTTTTCTATCCCAAGCGGAACCTTTCGGGCTTCCAGCAGCAGCTTCTTGTGGGCGTTGGCAAGGGCACGGCTGCCCGCAGCGTCCAGCGTCTCACAGGCAAATGGCTGAATGTGCTGAATGCTCTGGATGGTAATCTCCTTGTACCCCAGGCTGATTTCTTTCAGTGTAGCATTGTTTTGGGCGGATTGCAAGGCGCTTGCCGCTGCATCCGCCTGCCTCGCTTCCCTTTGCTCAAAGCCCGGCACCTCCGCCCTTGCGCCGTCCAGCCTCTCCCCGGTTTCCTCCAGGAAGGCACTCAGCTGCTGCCGGGCGGCTTTCAGCTTGGCGGCGCTTTGGCTGGCATCCACCCCGGCGGCGGTCTCGGCCAGGTAACGGCGCTTGTACTTGCGCACCCTGCGTTCCATCGCCCGCTGCATCTGGGTGATCTCATACCGGGTGTACAGCCCGCCGCCATAGGGAATATTGCGGGCATCCAGTTCGGCCAGGCGTTCGTCTGTGTAGTTGCGCACGGAGATACCGGGGTAGAACGGGTAAAAGTTGTGGCGGCAGTTCCAGCCGCACAGGCCGGGTCCGGTGCCGTAACCGGTGGCGGTTTCAAAATCCTCGTACCGCTCGCCGTCCTGCACCACAGCTCCGCCGCGGTGGTAGACCCTGCCCTGCCACACCGCATGGGTGGGGCGGGCACCCTCGTGGGCGGTCACTTCCACAAACTCGCAGTCCATCTCTTCCATGCGGGCCAGCTGCAATTTCGCACAGGTCTGGTTCACGCCGGTCAGCACGGCCCGGCGGGCGGCCACCTCCAGCGTGTCAGTGTGGCCGCTGGGGTAGGTGATGTACGGCATGGTGTCCGCCAGATCGTCAACCGCGCGGCGGATGGCCGTGCTGTAATCCATGGCCCCGGTGCTGACCAGCCCCCACGCGCGGGAAAGCCGGTCCTCAAACGCGCCGGTCACCGTGTTGGCGGTGGTGGCCGTCAGGTTCTGCCAGGTGCCGCAGGTCTGGCGGTACCCGGCGCTCAGCAGGTTCAGCAGGGCAGGGGACTGGTTGACCGGCGGCGGGTCAAGCCCGGCAGCCGTATAAACGGCATCGTCCGCAGCCAGGGTCTGTGCCCCGGCGGTTTCCAGCAGCCGCTTGATCTCCGCCCGGCTTTTGCCGGTGTACCGGGCCAGGGTGGCAACGGTGTTGCTGCGCACGGCGCGGGTTTCGGCCAGCCGCCATGCCTGCCATATGGCCGTTGGGGTCAGCGGGTCCAGTTCGCCCAGGCTTTTCATGCGCCGGGCAATGTCCTGCAAAATGTCATCTTCCACCTGCTGCCATAGCTGCACAAAGCGGCGGGGCAGGGCTTCCAGCTGGTCAGGGGTCAGCATGGGGCATCACCTCACGGGGCAAAGGTCAGGGCTTCGTCGGCGTTGTTCTCGGCGCTGGTTTCAGCCGCGATCTGGGCGGCTTCCTCCTGGCTGTAGCCCTCAAACTCGGTCAGGTAGCGCTGCATGGGGAACTTGCCCGCCTGCACATACTGCCAGAACAGCTGCTTGCGCTCGCTGGGGTCATTTACAATGCTGTCGTCCCAGTTGTACACGGCGGTGTAGCTGCCCGCGGGAACCAGCTGGTACAGGTCGGCATAGGCGTTCATTGCGTACAGCAGGTCATCCAGCGCCACCTGCAGCGCGTGCTGGATGCTTTTTACGGTGGAGTAGCTGCGCTGCTTGCTTGCCATGATCTCGGTGGCTGTCTTGTCCACGTTCTGGGGGTCGCTCAGGGTGCCATAGGCAAGGCTGCACTGGAACTCGATCCGCTTCAAAATGCCATCCAGCCCGCGCAGATAGGCTTCATCCCGCAGGGCGGGTGCAAACACGTTGAACAGCGTGCGGTCCGCCACGTTGCCGGTCATGCAGCCGCGGTACAGCCGCCCGCTGCGCTGGTCCATCTGGACCCCACCGTCCCCGGTGGGGCGCAGGGCCGCAGCGTCCACATCAATGGCAAGCTGGCCGCCCTCGTACTCCCACAACAGGCGGCCAAACTGTTCGTCTGCATCGTGGATGGTATCCACAGCGGGGGCGTAAACGCTGGCCCCCAGCGGGCTGTGCCGGTCATTGCGGTTGGCAAGGGGAATGCGGAAGTAGGCGAATAACGGCCGCTCCACCTCAATGCGCACCTCCGGCGCAATGTCGGCCCACTCCGGCACGTTGGTCAGCGGGATCTCCTGCCCCAGGCTGGCTGTGCTGGAACTGGCAAACGCCTTGTTCTGGATGGTCTGCACCCCGGCGGCGTATTCGTGCCGCTCCAGGCGGGTGTAGATCGTGTTTTTGCGTTTGAGTTGTTCGGAGAAGATCGCCCCGGTCAGGCGGCCGGTGGTGTCAAAGGTGGTGGGGAAAAAGCAGTCCCCCTGCACCACATCCACCAGCAGCCGGTCACCGGAAACATAGGGCTTGAACACCGCCCCACCCAGCGCGCAGGCAATCTCGGTGTAGTTGGGCAGCTTGTCCAGAAACGGGGCCAGCTGCTCTGCCAGATAGTCCGCCCGCGGGGAGCCGGACAGGCTGACTTTTAGCTCCATCGTGACCAGCCGGGCAAACTCCCGCGCCACGCTGGCCGCAATGTGCAGGCTGTGCAGGTCGTTTTTGGCCGTGCACCAGGGGCCGCCCGTCTCGTACATCTGGGCCCACAGGGCAAGGGCGTTTTCCATCTGGCCGGACAGGATAATGTCG